GTTCATTATAATATAATATAATATATTTATTTTTATTAATTTGTTTTTATAAAGTCGTAAAAATCTTTATTTTCGTATATAAATCTAATATATACGAAATATGTCCAATAAAGAAACACCTATTCATAATATTCCATTTGAATTGCCCAAAAATATTAAAATGGAAAGAAAAGAATTTCAAAAATTATTGTTTTTATCTAATGGTTTAGACCAAGGTTGGACAATAAAAAAAAGAAATGATACTTATATTTTTACAAAAAAACATGAGAACCGTTATGAAGTTTTCCAAGAAGATTATTTAGAAAAATTTGTATTATCTAATTTTGGTTCGGGGACTTTATATGAATGAATACAATAATAAAAATATGATTTTGTGTAAAACCATATTTTTATTCAGATGTTATGATTTTCCATTTGTATCCTTTATGTATTTCATTACTAATAGATACTTTTTTTAATGTGCTATGCGACATTTGAAATTTTAATGTTACATCTGTAATGGAAGCGAATTGTTGGATTTCTTTATTGGTAATTGGATCAATTTGTATAACATATTTACTATTTTTTTTTATAAATCTATCTGGTAATGAATTATTTGATAGAAATGCATCTTTCATTTCTTGAGAACATTTATCAAAAAAATTCCAATAATGTCCAGATGATATGGAAGATTGTTTAATTGCGCGTGATATAGTAGAAAATCCAGCTAAATTACGACTTTCGGCCGCATCTCGCTGTGATGCGAATACTTCCATTATTTTTGTCTTTTTTATATCAATCATCGCAATATATTCTATGGATTTATTGCTCGATTTTACAGTCGGTAATGGTATAGGCGTTTCTATTATATCTCTATCTTGTAAAACCCAACGACAATTTTTATATATTGTATTTGCTTTTGATGCTTCTCTTAAACCAGTATGGGATGAACCGTGCACATTTCTTATGACATCAATTACGCTGTCATATATATTTATTAATTCTAATGTATCTTTATTGTATTGGAATACTTTTGGAGAACGTGTATTGAACCGGCGTTTCACGAAATTATTATTGATTTCTTCTTCGTTTGATTCTACATCTTCGGTTTCGTTAAATTGATTGTTATCATTTATTTCTGTTGTTTCTCTCGTTTCTATAGGTTGTTGTTTTAATTCTATTTTTTTTTCTAATAATATTGTTTCTTCTTGAAATTTTTTAATTTCGGTTTCATTTAATTTTATTTGAAGTTCTAATATTTCTTTAGTATTTGGTTCAGTGTTGTTTAATTTAGTTATTTCTTGCTTTATCAAAACTATTACATTTTTATATTGTTCTTCATTTACGATAAATGTTTCTCGTGCGATTATACCATCTAATTTTGTAATAGAATAATATAAACTTTTTACGCTTTCATTTGAATGTATTATTTTTTCTAATTTTATATAATGTTGAGTTTCAAATACATCTAATAATATTGGAACAACACCATAAGTATTTGATATATTTGCCATTCGTTCTTTGATATTTTGTGTTGAACCAATTTTAATAATGAATTTATCATCATTTTCATCTTTTAATTTACAAATATAAACAACATTTTTATTATGGTACAATTGTAATATTTTATTATGAATTTCTTTTTTTGCTTTTTGATAAATTAATTTGGAATCAATTTCTAGTTGTTGCTTTAATTTGTATTCTCCTGTTAAACGAATTTCTTTTAATACTTGTATCATCCATAATTGAAATTTTTCTGCAATTGGTTTATTTGAACGAGCTAGTAATCTATATAATCCAGCTTCAGTCAAAAAAACTGTTTTTTGAATTCCACCAAGGGATACAAAATCTTTGTATACCTTTAGTTCATTACTATAATTGGTAATAGTTGTTAAAATGTTTGACATTTTTAGTAACGCACCTATTTGTTTTGCTTGGAAAAGTGGGTTTTCAATAGTTCCCTGAATATTTATAGGGTAATGTTCGTCGCACAACGAGAAGGCTTTTAGTATATCCATACTATACAATATAAGGAGATAATTTTTTATATAATTTGACGAATAAAATTCTTCTAAAGTATATTTAATAAAACTTTTTAAAATATTATGATAATTTTATTAAATAATGTAATTAAAATGAATTAAACCTTCATTACATTTATATAGTGAAAATATAAATTTATAAAAATATTTTTTTATTATAATGTAGGTATTTTGACCTATTTTTCAATTAAAAAATTTATTTAGCAAATTCCACAGAATTTATTTTCTCTGTATAGTATATACAAAGTCGGTAATATGGGAGGAGCACTAATGCAGTTAGTCGCCTACGGCGCACAAGACGTTTTCCTTACAGGAACACCAGAAATTACATTCTGGAAAGTATCATACAGAAGACATACAAACTTCGCAATGGAATCCATTGAACAAACATTCTCAGGACAAGCCGATTTTGGTCGTCGCGTTACATGCACAATCTCAAGAAACGGTGATTTAGCATACAGAACATATTTACAAGTAACTCTTCCAGAAATCAACCAAGACATGAAAAACTCAACCGGTGCAGTCTATGCTCGTTGGTTAGACTACATCGGCGAACAACTTGTTGCCCAAGTTGAAGTTGAAATCGGTGGTCAAAGAATTGATCGTCAATACGGTGACTGGATGCACATCTGGAACCAACTTACCATGTCATCTGAACAAAAAACCGGTTATTTCAAGATGATTGGTAACACCACCCAACTTACATACATTACAGACCCAAATTTTGCTTCAGTATCTGGACCTTGCGCTGCCGCCGGTGGACCTGCCCAAGTTTGTGCTCCACGTAACGCTCTTCCAGAAACAACCCTTTACATTCCTCTTCTTTTCTGGTTTTGCAGAAACCCTGGACTTGCTCTTCCTCTTATTGCCCTTCAATACCACGAAGTCAAAATCAACATTGATTTCAGACCAATTGGTGAATGTCTATGGGCTGTAAAAGATATTGCTGCTACATCAACTACTCTATCAGTAACACAAGCATACCAACAATCACTTGTTGCTGCTTCCCTTTACGTTGATTACATCTTCCTTGATACTGATGAACGTAGAAAAATGGCACAAAACCCCCACGAGTACCTTATCGAGCAACTGCAATTTACAGGTGATGAATCCGTAGGATCATCATCTAACAAGATCAAACTTAACTTCAACCACCCATGTAAAGAACTTATCTGGGTTGTCCAACCTGATGCTAACGTTGATTATTGCTCATCCCTTGAAGGTGGCTCAACACTTTACAGAACCCTTGGTGCTCAACCATTCAACTACACTGATGCCATTGATGCTCTACCAAATGCTATTCATGCTTTCGGTGGCCCAGCTGAAACATCAGGCTCAAATGCTTTCATCAACGCATCTGGTCTTTTCCAAATGGCTGGCGCAGTTGATGCTACCAACGCTGGTGATTGGAGTGCTACAGCAAACACTCCTTTTGATAGTGTAGGAAATGCCACTGCTCTTTCTGATGCTGGTACATTCGTCCTTGCCGAAACTGCCCTAGACATGCACTGTTGGGGTGAAAACCCAGTTGTAACTGCTAAGTTACAACTTAACGGCCAAGATCGTTTCTCTGAACGCGAAGGATCATACTTTGATGTTGTCCAACCTTACCAACACCACACCCGCGCACCTGATGCTGGTATCAACGTATACTCATTTGCTCTAAGACCAGAAGAACACCAACCTTCAGGATCATGCAACTTCTCCAGAATTGATAACGCTGTTCTTCAACTTGTCCTTTCATCTGGTGCCGTTGCCAGTACCAACACCGCCAAAGTCCGTGTCTATGCTGTTAACTACAACGTCCTTCGTGTAATGAGTGGTATGGCAGGCGTAGCATATAGTAATTAAAAATAACTAAACGATAAAGTTATTTAGTTAAAATAAATATAATAATTAGTATTATATTTATTGGTTATTTATTATTCTTACCATATAACAATGTTAATATGTTTTTACTCTAAAAATGCCCTTTTATATCAAATAATAATGAGGTATACATTTTTTAGATCAAATAATGTATTTTATTTATTGGTTTTGATTTTTACACCTTTGCACATTTAAAACGCCGATTTTCTTAGACCTTTGTATGTTTACACCTTTTCTCATTTAAAATGCCCAATATAATAATAAAAAATTGAATTAAAAAATAAATTATAACATGTAATATATAAAAATGTCTTGCGGTTATATTTACAAAATACAATTTCCTAATGGAAAACATTATATTGGTCTTACAACTACTTCACTAAAACAACGACAAGGAGGACATAAAATATGTGCGAAAAATGGCGATAAAAGAATTTTGTATAATGCGTTAAGGAAATATAATATGGTAGATACTTTTGAACTTGTAGAAATAGATACAGCAGATACATTAGAAGAATTATATGAAAAGGAAATTAGGTATATTAAAGAGTATAATTCATATTGTATGAATGGAAATGGATATAATATGACTTATGGTGGAGAAGGAATCAGTGGTTATATTTTTACAGAAGAGGATAATAGAAAAAATAGTGAAAGACAAAAAAAATATTTTGAAGAAAATCCAGAAGAAAGAGAAAAAAAAGCGCTACGATCAAGAAATTATTGGGATAACAATGAAGAAGCAAAACAACAAATGAGCGAAATAAAAAGAAATTATTGGGATAACAATGAAGAAGCAAAACAACAAATGAGTGCAATAAAAAAAAAATATTTTGAAGACAATCCAGAAGCAAGACAAAAACAAAGTGAAATAACGACAAAATATTTTGAAGACAATCCACAAGCAAGACAAAAACAAAGTGAAATAACGACAAAATATTTTGAAGACAATCCAGAAGCAAGACAACAAATTAGTGAATCGTTAAAAAAATATTACAAAGAA